AGGTGGTTGGATTTTATGGGTGACTTGTAATGGTGATGGTGTCGATGCACTATCAGATTACACAACTAATCTAACTTGGTTAGATAAAATATGCGATAAGTATAACGATTAGTAAATAAATATAGATATAAAAAAACCCCACTAGGAATTATCTTAGTGGGGTTTTTCTTTGCTCGGCTACCAACCGAACTCGTCATCTGGGTTCATTATGCAGTACCAGACATGCCATGCAACACGATTACATTAGGCACTTCTTGTGGTGTGTCATCAACACCATCTAAGGCATTGTTTAACTTATTGATTCTGAACTGTGCTTGAGGTGTCAATGCAAGGGCAGTATTGTTTCCTGCTCCTCTTATCTGTGCCTCAATAGGTTTCATCATCTTACCAAGTGGGGACTCCAGTAGTCCTTCAACACTTCGTATCTTAGATAGTATGCCACGCACATCATTGTAGTAGCCTTGTCGTTCCTCTTGTAGATTATCCAAAGCTGCGGACATTCTATCACAAAGTATTTTCTCTTGTTTGATAGTGTTGAAATCCCCAGCATCGTAAACAGCCAAGCTTTGAGTATGACAATCAAAATTTAATCTGATACACACATTTGAATTGAAGTTATCAACAACCCAATTACTGTATGCTTCATGACCTTGCATTTCTCTGTCATGATTTCGTTGCCTACTCCAACCCATGTTTTGATACTCGACACTTCTCTGCATGCCGATACCATTTTCTTTCAAGTAATCATGATTGATTAGCTCAAATGTTCTTCTGTCTGGGTAAGTATTAAACCTAGCAGTAGCTTCTTCTCTATCCATACCATCTGCGTCTTGCGATACAAGATTAAAATGAATGCATTGATCCAGATGAAATATACTTCTATTAGAATAGTAGCTACTCCTACCATCAAATGTACTTTTAAATGAGTCATTCTCTTTATCCTTGAAGTCCTCAAGTTTCAGATCAGGTACTTGTTTGTTATGAGGCAGTCCTGTGTTGTTCCACCTATTTCTATCACTTATCTCACGCATAGCATTTATCTGGTCTTGTGGTGTGTGTGATGTGATATAACGATTTGCCACATTGTACGCATTGCGATACGCATTATCCCATTGACTTTTGTTTGTGTCATAGGTTTCTTTGTAGTCGCTTGGTAGACTGTGGATAGTTTTCAAAGCATGTGGGAGAATTACATTCTCTTTGATGTCTTTGTCTATCAATGTTTTTGCCATAAGTTTACTCCTTTTGTTGGCGTTGATATGTCCTTAGTATATGGTATTCGTACACATATGTCAAGGTGTGTAAGTGCTTGACATATATAGATAAATGCTTATAATGGTGAGTATGTTCAATAAAACTTTTTATACAACTGTTAATCCTTATTGGGTAGAGCAAGCAAAAATTCGCAATCTCAATACAGAGAAGAAAAGACAGGCTTGGCTAAAAAGTAAACAAAACAAGGAGTTAAAAAATGACACAAGAACTAGACAAGAACGGAAAACCTAAGCTCTACTGTGCAAACTGTGGTAAGCGAATGCACTACACATATACACAGCAATGGTTTGGTACAAATGGCGTTAAGACTTACCACTATTACAGTCTACAAAATAGTGGTCAAGTGTATGCTACAAGACAAGAAGCAGAAGCACGACTTAGAGAACTAGAAAGCGAAGGACATGACTATCGTGGCTATGATGGAAATAGTAATCAACCACTAAAAGTATCAGTAATGGAAAGATGGCAACAACCAGATACATACTATGTCGAATACACTGAAGTTGTAGGTGAGGCAGTACCTTTTCAATTTCATTCTCAAGACTGTATGATGTCGTTTCTACAACGAGTAGATATAATACAGCAGATACTTCCTATCGTAGAAGCTAACAGAGCCGAGCCTATCATACCTGCCAAACAACCTAGAAAGCCACGAAAGGTTAAGGTAGACTTACCAGACTATGATGCTATGAGTAAAAGATTGGGGGACTTACTATGAGTCAAGATTTAGTATTTGAGTACGACTCTGACATGGGGTACGAATGGAACTTCGACAAGTGGTATCGTTGGAACTGTCGTGAGAAACGAATGTACCGAGAGAAAGAATACACTAGAGAAGAAGCCCGTAAAGTATTCGATAAGATATACCCAACGGCTAAAGTAATTACTGCTGGTCAATGACAGATATTGTCATGATCATATGGTTAGTCACAGAGAATGTCACATTCCTTCTTCCAGAAGGTGTGACTTGTGACGACCAATACAAATACTTAGAAGAAATAGAACGCATAACATACGACATACCATATACATACCTTGACGGAGTTCAAATGATAGGGTATGTTTGTGGTATCTTATAAACAAACAGGAGAAACTTATGGAACTTTCAGAACTAAAGAAAGGTGATTGGGTTCGTATAGACAACGGACTTGGTGCACCAGTAAGGGCTAAACTTTTAGAATCACCCAAACAAGGCAAAGGATTTAAGAATGTAATCTTGATGGATGTTCAAGGTCAAGATGTAGGATTATTTAATGAAGCTGGTGGTGTATACGCTAGTGATATATTGGAGAAGATAGATGACCAACAGCACTAGAGAATGCAAAACTTGTGGCATTGTGTTTGAGATAAACAAGTGGCAAACTACTAAACAATATTGTAATGATAGTTGTAAGCCTACATTCAGACCTAATCGAGGTAAGCCTCGTGGCAGACCAAAGAACGAATGGAAGGAAGTCTTTGAGAAGTATAGTATATAGACCCCCCTCGGAACCACAGGTTCATATAGCACGAATTTTAATTTAAGTCAAGGAAAAAATACATGAAAGACAAAAAAGAAAAAGAACAAAACAGAAAGACAGACAGGATAGTAAACATAGTTGCTATTATATCTGCAATACTAGCAGGAATACTATGGTTTTTTGGTGGAGGTGAAGAATGAATATATTTTTTTTAGACAGACTACCAGAGGTATCAGCAGAAATGCTATGCGACAAACACATACCCAAGATGTTACTTGAGACATGCCAGATGTTATCTACTGCATACCAACGACACATGGGAGAACACGAAGAACTTTATAAACCAGCATATCCCAAACACCCCATGACTATATGGACTGGAGATTCAAAGGCAAACTTTGATTGGGCATTTGATCATGCAGTAGCAATATCAAGACAGTATACTAAAAGATTTAACAATTCACATAAGTCACACATAATACTTCAAGTGTTGGAAGATGAGTATGTGGGCATACCAGACATAGGATTTACTACACCACCACAATGTATGCCAGATGAATACAAATGTGATAACTACATAGAGGCGTACAGAAAATATTATTGGAATGAGAAAAGATATTTTGCCAAGTGGTCTAAGGGTGTAGAGGCACCTGCTTGGTGGCTTGACTTACAGTCTGTTGCATAGTATTATAGTAGCATGAAAAAAAATTACTCACAAATATCTTTAGACAAGATTAAAAACGGTCACACCATCTACACCAAAACGATCAAGGTGGTGGAGTTCTATCCTTACAAAGCTCTTAAGCCTGTTATCAATAAGAAGTTAGGTAAGAAGGTGAGCAAGGGTATGCACAAGGATAGACCTATATTCACATTAACGTTAGAGGAGAGGGCTACATGCCCTCGTACTTGTGGGCATTGGGATGATTGTTATGGCAACAACATGCCCTTTGCTCACAGGATATCTCATGGCAACGGGCTAGTTCACAAGCTATACACAGACCTCACAGAGATACAGAAGAAGCATGAGAAGTTTCTTGTACGACTTCATGTGCTTGGAGATTTCTATTCAGTAGATTATGTGCAGTTCTGGGAGAGATGTCTTGCTAAGTTTCCAGGCCTTGCCATCTGGGGATATACACATTGGCACCCAGGCACAGACATAGGAGATGAAATCAAGAGAATACGCACAGCACAATGGGATAGATTCTCAGTACGATTTTCAGATTACACCAGAGATATACTATCAGCTAACTCAGAAGAGATAGCAGAGAAAGGCATAGTGTGTCCAGAACAGACAGGCAAAGCCAAGAGTTGTGCCGATTGTGGTCTGTGTTGGTCAATGAAAAAACAATCAGTTATATTTAAAACACATTGACACAGACTATCAATGATGTTATAATACAGCATTCTTTAGGTGGGAATGGCAATACTAGTCAGCCTATAAGCCTAGAGATAGAGATGACCAGTACAAGCCTTATGGAGTTGATCTAGCATAGTACTATGCAGAAAAGACTAAGAAACTAAACGTAAAGTTTTAGGTTTTATGGAGAGTGGCTTCTTCACATCTCGCTAGAGTGTGTACCGTATCTCTAAAATAGCACTGCGGTACACGCTCGCTTATTAACAACAACAAAGGAGGCAGAAATGCAACGACTAAAACGACAAACCTTTTCAGATGAACTACATAAACTTGTAGGATCTAAAATCTTTTCAGCAAAGTTTACTAAGAAAGATGGCTCAGATAGAGTTATGAACTGTATGCTAGGTGTAAAGAAACATCTGAGAGGTGGAGATAGAACGACAAGTAAAGAAGAGTTTATGATTGTATTTGATACAAATAAGAAACAGTATCGTAATATAAATCTACAGACTCTTGATTGGATTAAGTTCAATGGTCAGCTATATACCGTTGAGCTACAGTACAAAGGCAATCAACTAAAGCTGACACCAGCAGAGAACTTAACAGATGAGTGAGGTTAAAAAAAAGATAGCTACTGGTTGGGCATTGAGTATCAACTGGCAATATGAAGATGGCACTTGGCATAACGAACTTGTTGCGGACTTACCAGATTCAGTCGCACAAGTTGTTGATGATTTTATAACAGAACTAGAGGAGGACTATAATGACCAAACCTTACAATAGACTACCACAAGAACGACTACAAGAAGGCAGATATGTCTTTGCAGGAGTCCCTAATACAGATGAAGGCGAAGAGTTCTTTCAGAATGTTAGAAAGTATCTTAACAGTCGCACTAACCAAAGAGTTGTAAGAAGATGGAGAGGTCCAGGTAATTGGAGTCACTCTATTAATGGCGACCAAGCAGACAGTTTTGTTATCTACATAGATGAACGCTAAATGTAGACACAAAAGATATTGGTACGAACAAATGGTAAAACCCAAAGCTAGCTAGAGAGGTAGTGTTCGTATCAGGGAGCAGGTTGGTCGTTCCTGCTCCCACTTTATGGGGGTGCAGGTCTGAGTACTCAAAAGCCGTTTAAACATTGCGGCCTACGGACACCCCCACCCACTTTATCATTGACAGAATAAAAAAAATATGTTATAGGATTTGCATGAATTACACAGACCAGATAGAAGTTATTAAAAATTTAAGTTTAGATGAAGGGCAGTCTATAAGAATGGACTGCCCTTTTTGTATGCGTAACAATACATTCTCAATCAGCAAAGAAGATTCAAAAGTATTATGGTATTGTTTTTCTGCATCTTGTGATGCCAAAGGTGCATTTCACACAGAGAAAACTATGCACGATATAGAGCATTATATTTATCACAAAGACACAGACGCAAACTTTATCACACCAAAAAATTTTACATCTGCACATTCAAGTGACAGGTGTATAAACTATTTAGAACGCAACAATTGTATGACTGCATTCACAAGAGGTAAGGTGGATGTTAGATATGATCCTGCAAGAGATCGTGTTGTGTTTATGATACACAATGACAAGGATAAAATTATTGGCGGTGTTGGCAGATCATTAAACTCTGCTGTACTTCCAAAATGGTATGTGTATGGTAGTAGAAGTTATCCTTTCATATGTGGTAGTGGCGACACTGCAGTAGTCGTAGAAGACTGCGCATCAGCTTGTGCAGTATCAAATGATTATGCAGGTGTCGCCTTGATGGGTACAAGTTTACCAACAGAATACATAAGTATACTACAAAATAAATTTGATAATATTATTGTTGCTTTAGACAGAGACGCAACATCAAAAGCATTTGACATAGCGAGAGAATTAGGATATACATCAAAGGCAAGCGTGGTCATGTTAGAAGATGACTTAAAATATTTTAAACCAGATGAGATACGAGAGATACTATGCAAGAACGACAGTTAATAAAGCTACTACTTAAGAAAAATTTTTACGAAAAGAATAAAAGCAAAGTCACAAAGACAACATTTAGCAATGGCCTTGGTAATTTTTTTACAACTATAGAAAAAGCACACAAAGACTATGAAGATGATCTTACAATAGATGAGCTGATAGATTTACACACAGAGAAATATAATCCTGCACTTACACGAGCTGCTAAATTAAACTTTGAAACTTTAGTACAAGAAATAAAAAAAGAGACAGAGCCAAACGAAGCAGTTGCATCTGATATTATCGAGGCAGTATACAAAAGAAACTTAGCACATAAAGTTGCAGTTATAGCTACAGATATATTCAATGGGCAAGACAAATCATTTAATGAAATCAAACAGTTACTAGATAACACAGACGAAGACACGGACGAGCATGAGGCAGTCACAGAGGACATACCAGAGTTGATAGACTCACTTGATATACAAACTAAGTTTGAATTTAATTTACCAAGTTTACATGAGCAAGTTCCAGGAGTTGGTCCAGGTAATTTAGTTATTGTATTTGCAAGACCAGAGTCTGGCAAGACTGCATTCTGGGTTAATCTTGTTGGTGGCTTGCAGGGTTTTGCATCACAAGGTGCAAAAGTTTGTGCGTTAATAAACGAAGAGCCTGCAGTGAGAACACAGATGAGAGTTATAAATGCACACACAGGTATGACTAGAGATGAGATCATAGACAATATGGATTTAGCAAAAGAAAAATGGAAGGAGATAAAAAATAATGTTAAACTTTTGGATACTGTTGATTGGACTATTGACGATGTCGATAGTTTTTGTAAGCATCACAAGCCCGATATTCTTATCATTGACCAGTTAGATAAAGTTAATATGTCTGGCAACTTTAGTAGGACAGATGAAAAACTAAGAGCTGTATACACAGGAGCAAGAGAGATAGCTAAACGGCACGAGTGTTGCGTGATAGCAATATCACAAGCATCAGCAGATGCACATGGTAAGACTAGAATATCTTTTGACATGATGGAAAACTCAAAGACAGGTAAAGCTGCAGAGGCAGATTTAATTATAGGTATTGGTAAGCATGGCACACTAGATTCTTTAGACACAACTAGAGTTATGTGTATAAGTAAGAATAAGATATCAGGATATCACGGAGAGATAACTTGTAATATCGAACCACAACTATCGAGGTATAGAGTATGAGGCTAACAGTAATTTCATTGGGTGCAGGCGTACAGTCTAGCACTATGGCACTAATGGCAAATGATGGGCTCATAGATCCTATGCCTACCTGTGCTATTTTTGCAGACACACAAAATGAACCCAAATATATATACGAATACTTAGAGTATCTAAAGGGTATATTAAAGTTTC